GGGCATTTTGTCAACACATATTTTCAAAAAATTTATTTTTTGAAAAGTAAAGCATTAAATGCAACAAATTTTTGCCTTTGTTTTTGTGGATTTTAGCGTAAAGCAAACAGGCCGTCAAGTCTGCCACGCTTGCAGACTCCCTCTATTGTTCAATTTTACCAATGATTTTCTGTTTTCGTTTTGCTTATGCTGTCAACCCAAGCTCCCGCAGACATTCGCGGAACATTGTCCCGGCACTCTTATAGCCGAAAATCTTTCTTGGATAGCTGTTGATCCAATTCTCCGTGGCAGCGATTTCCTCCGCCGTGACCTTTGAGAAGTCCGTGCCCTTCGGATGCCGGCGGCGGATCATGCCGTTTACATTCTCATTGCTCCCGCGTTCCCAGGAAGAATACGGATGACAATAGTATACCTTCGTCCGCTTATCCCCAGTGATGCAGGACTGTTCCAGCTGATCGGTCAGTGCAAACTCACTGCCGTTGTCCACCGTGATGCTCTTATAAATGATGCCGAACTTCTCTGCGCCCAGTTTCCGTTCCAGCGCATTGATTGCCCTCACGGTCGTCTCCGCGCGGCGATCAGGTACCATTATAATATTTTCGTTCCGGGTTTTGCGCTCGGTCAGCACCAGCAGTGCAACCGTGCTTTTCTTCTTACCGGAATACACCGTGTCCATTTCCCAGTGTCCAAATTCTTCACGGGCTTTTACTTCCGCCGGGCGTTTTTCGATACTCTCACCGGCAGGCGCACGCACAGGATTCTTCGTTTTGACCTTTTTGTAGTCTCCCTTATGCACACCATGTCTGGGCAGAGCCTTTTGTGTCAGGTTCAGGAACACGCCCTTTTTGATGTAGCTATATATGGTAGGCACCGATATATGCGTTTTGAATGTCCGTCCTTCTTCCATGGCATAACCATACACCGCAGCCGGTGAGCAGTCCTTATCTATAATGGTCTGTTCGATATAGCTTGCAAGCTCATGATCCTTGCCGATTTTAAGGTTTGGCCCCTTTTCCCGAAGATGTGCCTGATACCTTTGCTCTGCAATGTCCGGGCTGTATGTAGGGATCAGCTTCCACGTCTTACCGTCCAGCTTGTCATAACTGCCGCGCTTCAATTCCCGGTACACCGTGGACGGGTCCACCCGCAGCCTGTCTGCGATTTCCTTTACTCTCAGCCCATCTTTCAACCACTTTTCGATACGGATTCGGTCTGTAAGCGTAAGCTGTTTGAACACTCGCACGCCGTTTTCCTCCTTCCGACTATGGCGTTTATTTTCGTTTTAAGCGTAAATTATACGGTGTACCGTTGTCAATTCGCAAACTTTCCACACTTTGCACATTTCCTTTGTGCAAAACTCCCAGACAAACAAAAAATGCCCCGCCAGCAATCCGTCAGGATGCCAGCGGGGCATTGCTTTACTTAGTGGAGATACCTTGCCAATTCAGATGCAACAAAGCCTGCGATCACTGCCGCAATGACTGCCCACCAGAGTTTGTTTCCAAATACTCCGGGGGCTTTTTCCAGCGCGGTCAAGCGGTCGTCCTGCTTCTTGTTCTGTGCCGTCACAACTTCAAGGCTCCGGTTTGTGGTTTCGAGTTGCTGGATGGTCAACTTGATATTGGTGTTCATGCCGTTTACTGCATCGGTCAGCTTCCCCAGCTCGTCCAGCCGGTGGGTGTTGCTCTGTGCACGGTTTTCGACTGCTGTCAGGCGATGTTCCAGTTCCTCGTCAGTCATTACGCTTGTTCTCCCCCACGTTACCGAAATGGACCACAGTAGTGGTTTCTGCGGATTTCTTTGCCATGTAATCTTCGAGCTTCTTCTTGGTAAAGTCGAACACAAGCTGCACGATCCAATCCAGCGTCCGCTCATTGATTGCCCAGTCCAGCCAGTCCGGGGTGTACCCACGCAGTACGGCAATGACATGGGCTTTCTTTTCTGCACCCGCGCCACTGCCGAACTTTTCCTCTGCGTTGACGATCCACTTGTACACAGTCTTTGCGACCACAAGGCCGTAGCCCAGACGTACCGCCGCCAGCGCCGTGACCACAAGGCCGACCACCATGAAGATACCGGCCAGCCATTCAGGGAATGCCATCAGAAAAACTTTCAGAATGTTCTCCATACTGTTTTCCTCCTACTTTCAGCTCACCCACCGGCTCTTTGCCGCGCGGGTGTCGATATGTACCCAGCCGTGAGTACGGTCGGCGTGTCCTTCCTTCGGGTAGCGGCCAATGCCGCCGCGGTTCGGCAGCAGGGTCTCGGCATATGCCGCGATCTGCTCCACCGTCACACCAGAAATCCAAATGTCAGCAGCCTTGCCGTAAAGATGCTGAGAGAACTTCGCAGCATTCTTGATTGTGGCATTTTTGCTGGCGGTTCTGAAACCGCTGGTGATATTGACCGGCTTCCCGAAGTGGTTGCGGATTTTCTGAAGGATTTCCACCAGCTCCGAATCAATAAAGATCGGGTCGGTGTTATCCGAACAGCGGAACTCCCGCACCTTGAAGGACGGAGAGAGGTTCTTCTTGCCGTCTTTCGCCCACGAATATGCGTTAATCGCCATTGTCGTTTTCTCCTTTCTGGCTCAAAGCCATTTTGCAGCCGCTTGACCCACACTCAGCCATCAGCACGGCAAACTCGCTGCGCTCTGCGGTCGTGTCCGCACCGCTGGTTTCCAGCCGGGTCAGCAGCCTTTCGCATAGATTAGGCCAACCCATCGGTTAGTCCTGCTCTTTCTGCTTTGCTGCCAGCAGCTCGGTCAGCTCAGTATAATGCTCATCGGTCAGCTTGCCAGCGGCATAGAAAATGTCGATCTTCTCCGCCAGACCATCGATGGTGTTGCGCTGGATCATGCGCTTGCAGGTACGATACAGGACCATTTCAGATGCTTTAGACATAGTTTTTTCCTTTCTCTCAGGTGTTGTTGGCGTCATCCGTATCGGAGACGTTCAGTTCCAGCATGGTGATGCGATACTCCTGATCGACCACCATTTCGTCCGTGTCACTCTGTGCAGCCCTCAGAGCTGCCACCATTTCCGGCAGGGCTTCCTTCTCCTGCTGCTTCTGTGCTTCGTTTTCCTTCTCTGCAAGCGTAGGCAGGTCCTGCTTCTTCCACTCAACCATTACTCTGTCCCCCTTCTTACTGGAATGCACCGGAAACCGCTTCGATATAGCCGCCGTTGCCGGTCGTGCTGCGTGCGGCGGTGATGCGGAAGTTGAACGCCGCACCGTTGATGTTGGTCTTGCGGTTAAACACGATGTTCACGCCTTTCTGCACTTCGGTGGTAACGTCCTGCCAGACCGGGAACGGGTCGAGGGCGTTGTTGGTCACCTCTGCCTTGAACATGGCGTCACCGGGAATGCTACCTTCAACCTGCAGTATGGCAACCGTAATGCTGCCTTCCACAGCCAGCGGAGTGGTCAGCGTCACGGTGGCGGAAGTAATGTTCTTGGTGAAGGTAGCGTCCACACTGGTGCTTTCTTTGCCATCGCTGGCGGTGATCTGGATGGTGTGGGAACCATTCAGGATGCGCTGGAAGCCCTCAGCGGTGCTGCCCTGCCCAAAGGTCAGCGCAGTACCGCTTGCAATGCCGGTGCGGGTGTCGGTGGTCTTGCCGTCCAGCTTTTCGGTAACGGTCATGGTATCGCCGTCAGCATCAGTAACCGAGTAGGTGAAGTTGAAGGGTTCATTCTTTTTGCCAAGGCTGGTGGAGCTGGCGTTGATGACCGGTGCCGTATTGTACCTGACCGTGCGTATAGCGGACGTGGTGTAACCGGACTGGGCGTTGTAACTGTCGTATGCCTTGACCCGGTACATCACGGTGGACCAGCCGTTGGTGATGGTGTCGGTATAGGTCAGAGCACTGCCCCGGTACACCTGCGTATAGGAAGCACCGCCGTTGGTACTGCGTTCCAAAAGGTAGCCGCTCAGGTTGCCGTCGCTGTCGCTTGCCGCAGTCCACGAGATCACCAGCGTGCCGCCGCCCTTAACGTCGGTAGGCACCGTAATGGACGGCGGAGCCGACGGGTCGTTGTTGTTGACCACTGTGACCTTCGAGCTGGTGCGCCAGCCGGACTCCATTTCACCACTGTCGTATGCTTTGACCCGGTACATCACGGACGAAGCGCCGAAGGGGACGTTGTTCGTGGTGTTGGTGGCTGTCCCCTGATAGATCTGGCTCCACGAGCCGCCGCCGTTGGTCGAGCGCTCCACCTTGTATCCGGAGATATTGCCCTCAGCATCCGAACTTTTTGCCCAGGAAATCGAGATGCTTGTGCCTCCCATGATGAACCCGGGGATGGAGATGCTGCCCGGAGTCGAGGGGGCGGTGTTAATCGATACCGCACCATTGTCGGAAACAAGAAGCGTTGGGGGCAGGATGAAAGCCGGGCGGATGCGGTTCGAGGAGGTACAGGTGGAGAAGTTCCAGTCGCCGCTGGTGTCAACGATTATGGCAGAGGTGGCACTGGGACTGCAGTATGGGGATCGAAGCCACCAACGTTTAGCGTATATACCGTCTTTTGCAATGCGCTTAGAATCCGCATTCTTGTCCGCACAGCCCTTGAAATAAGCCAGCTCCGAACCTTCACCGTTTGGCATAGAACTGCCGAGGCTGAAGCTCGTCTCGGATGCACTGAGCAGGAATATTTTTGCAGGCAGACCATTTGAACCGCTACTGACAGTCGTGGATGAGCCGCTGCCCTTGCGGTATGGGATTTTCACCTGCTTGATGGAATTTTTGATGTCCGTATCAAACTTATCAAGGTATTCGCTATTCAGGAATGAATGGATCGTACTATCTGCATAGCTGTTTGAGCTCGAGCTATGCCACTGACAGTCTTTGAAGTAGACCTCCTGCTGCATCAGCCAGGTGCCATTGCAGCTGTCATCATAGACGCTGGACGGCTTGCCCTGATGGATAACGATGAATTCCACACCAGAACCATCAAACTCAGCAGAAAGGTAATCCGCTCGTTTCAACCTGACAATACTTCCGACCGGCTTGGAACCCAAAGTCACAAACGCCATAAGTTATCCCTCCTTTTAGATTAGAACTCGATTCGTGCCAGCTGGTCATTCCACACACCGGTAACGGTAACCCCATCAAGGCTGCTGAATGTGACCAAGAACGGATTTTTGGTGATATTGGTGTTAAACTTCAGCTCAAGGGCATGAAGATTTGCATTCGCTGCGGCTACGCTTGCTCGGATGTCGCTGTGGGCGTTCTCCGCACCGTTGTGGTTGTCAACGGCCGCGCTGATGCGCTGGTCGGTCTCGGCCTTGGTGTATGCGTCCACCGCCGGACGCTGCGATTCAGACAGCTTACCATCCGCATCCAGCGTTGCCATACCCCCGGGGGCGCCAAACATCGCAGTTGTCCGCTTGTCGATCTCGTGCAAGATACTTTCGATTTCCGGGCTCACCATAACATAGATCCTTGCTTCATTGGAGACTGCAAGGAGGACGGCAATTTCGATCTCAAAGCTGTTTTCGGTTTTCCGAGGAACCTCGATGCCGTGGGCATCCTGCATGAGGAACAGCAGTGCCTCTTCCCCATCGCCAAGCCTGCCAAAGATCGCAACCTGATGCATCATGTAAGCCTCAACATCACCAGCAGTGCGCAGATTGATGCGTCGTGCAGGTTTGCCATCATCCGTCTGGACGATGTCGATACCCAGAATCGACAGCTCGTGGCTGTCACCGGTGATGTCAGTCTCATTTTTCAGTTCTCCATCTGCCGTGCCGGTGCCAGCCACCGCACGGGTAATAGTAAGCGCACTTCCGTGGATGGCTGCGGACAGCATGGAAACACCAGCATCCGTATATGCCGATTTTTCAAAGCTCATGTGTTGCCTCCTGTTTCATCGATCCGGTCACTCACTTTCTGCAAGTCATCAAAGTCTGGCATTCGGACTGTAAGCGTCATCGCCGCACTACAGGGAGCGGCGGCGATGTAGGCGGGCGATCTTTCATGCGGTTCGATGGTGTAGATGATGTGCTCAAGGTGAGTGGTACAGCGCCGGGCATAACCAAGGCGCTTTTCAATTTCTTCCGGTGTGTAATAAATGACACCATCATCGGTAATGTCTACGTTCATGCGCCAGTAGCCCGGCCTTCCTCCGTAGTCATACCATTCACTTATCTTCACATTCGGATAAATCGAGGACAGCGCCTTTTGGACTGCCCACTCCGTTCCGCAGTACCGACGGACTTCCAGCGCAGTTTTGATGATCCTGCGCTTTGTTTCAATCGGATAACTGGTGTCGTACCAGTCAACGCGGAACTGAACCGCAAGAATATCCAGAACCGCCTCATCTGCACGGTCAATATCCGTGTAGATTTTCAAGCGTTCGGCAGCTTCCAGTTCCTTCTTGCGCCGCTCCCTGAAAACTGCATCAAGGATCTGTACCCATGGCTCTTTGACGACATCAGGCGGCAGCCCTTCGATCAGGCCGACTTCGTGGAGTTCAATCATCTTCGATTCCTCCGTATGTCACCTTGCAGCTTCGGAGCTTTGCCACCTGACTTTCGGAGACAGTTGTTTCGACCGGTGTCAACAGACGTGGGCGTTTCGCACCAGCTTCCCGTACACGCATAATCAGCTCCGCCGGTTCGATGTCCCGGCCGATTTTTCTCTGCCAGGTTTCATACTCCTTCACAGCTGCTTCCACATTTTCCTGAATCGTCGATGCATTCTTGACATTGCTCAAGGCAATATGGTAAGTAAGCTCGATGTCATACGGGATTTCTTCCGGCGCATGGCAAAGAACCAGATCGCCCATCGGGCGCTTTACCGTGTCGAAATATTCCTGCATTCCGGTACATTCTTCCCTTGTCGGAGCTCTGCCTCCGGCCATCAGAAAGTAAACGTGGATCGTGTATCCTTCCTTGCAAACGATCTTCGTATCTGCCACATCGGACCGCCAGCTCGATGCAAAGTATTCATAGGCATCCACCGGACCGGCCACGGAGAAAATCGAAGGTGCATAGTTGATACGTCTGGTAAATGAATCGTCACCTTCCGTATCCGTACCGCCCGTGCTTGCCGAAACACTTTTTGCCCCGGACACATACGGGATAGGATCCACCAGCACATTGATTTCGCCTTCGGCAATCCCATCGCTGTTGCTTCCTGCCTCATCCGCCACGGCAACTACGTCCACGGTCAGTTCGCCGGGTAAGATCTCCGCATACTTTTCGGTTTTGAAATACCGTTTGTCTGCCGTTCTCACCTGTGTTCCTTCCGGGATTCCGGTTGCACTCGTTCTCGGCGCAGACAGTGTGAATCGAATAACCGCCGTGGCTTTTCCGGCTTCCAGGCGTTCCACTCCAACAAGCGGAGCAAGGTTGTCCAAATTCGGTCCCGTGCTCGTAGGCAGCAGTTCCGCTTTCAGACACGCCGTGCTGTACTCCATGTTGTGATGCGAACGATGTGCCAGTGTCAAAAGGACAAGCCGTGCTTCAGAACACCGTTCCAACGATACCTCACCGTTGAAAAGTTCTTTGTTGTACTTGCCAAACAGCGCCTTGCAATCGGCCACAGCTTCTTCCAGCGTTTCTTCGCCTTCAATGTCGATGTCCGGGATGTTCTCAAACTCTTTTATTTTAGACAAGCTCGTACACCACCTTTGGAATTACAACGCCATGCAGCACATCACTGTCCAGCCAGTCCACCCGCACCACTCTTGCCCGCGGCTCAAACGATGCGGTTTTCTCTGTCACCTCGGCCACATATAATCCCTTTGCCACCGGAAGCGGCTTATCGACGAATATGTTCGGGTTGATTCCGAGTTCTCTGTCGCCTTCCTGGCTCCCGATTGGCGTGGAATATAATGTGCGAAGGCACTTTGCGATGTCCTGCACCTCTTTTTGGTTTTCGCTGTCACCGGACAGCTCAACCACCGTGCTGCTGAAGTCGATCATATGTACTCCTTTATGGTCAGGCTCACCTTGCACTGCATCAAAAGCCCGTGTTTTATCACCGAATCCCAGCTGTCGCTTATTTCAGTGACCCGGAACTTGTTTTGCGATACCGGTGCAAACCCGATAATCAGGTAATGAATCTCTCCGTTTTCTGACATTTCCGTCAGACGGTTCAGCATCTTGCGAGGGTTCACGCCGAGTGCTGCATCCAGAAGAATATCAAAGGTGTACTCTCTCAGTTTCGGTGATAAATACTCTGCCCGTGCTTTTCCTCCCAGAACTTCATGTTCCGCCCAGTTTGCGCCGGTCGTTCCCTTGAAGTTTGACGGGGTGAGCACACGCAGGTGTCCCACGGAAAAAATCACATCGCCGAAAATTCCAACATACATTCCAAAGCCTCCTTACAGGGGTGGGGACGTTTCCTTGCCAAGGTTTCCGGTGTGTGTATGCGACACCAGCGACTTGCCGGACACAACAACGTCGCCGCCACCGCCTTGGATGTTCACGGTTCCAGCGGTTGCGGTGATGGTCGATGCCGTCATTTTCAGCTCACCGGATGCCGCAAGTGCAATCCCCGCCGGGGATGTCACTTTAATTTCTCCGCCCTCGCTGATTGTCACGGTTGCACCGCCCACCTGGATCTCAAGACTTTTTGCCTTCAGGATTTTCTTTCCGTCCACATAGTCGGTCAGTTCTTTTGCATTTGCATCAAACTTCCGATATGCCTTTCCTCGTGAGTTGGCATAATCCTTTCGGTAGACTTTTTCTTTTCCTTCGGGCGGTTTGTTCTTTTCATTCCAGACGGTGCCCATCACAACAGCATCTTCCGGGCTTTCCTGCGGATGCAGGACAAGCACAAGATCATCAACTTCCGGTGTCTGATACTCGCCATTGGACAGAAACGGCACCATTTCCGTAACAGTGTCGTCCCTGTCCGGGTAAGTGACCTCACACTTTCCAGCATCATAGTCGATGGAACTCACATTGCCGAATCTCACTTCACTGCTCATGCAAAATCCTCCTTTTCTACTTTGCTGGCCTTGACTTGTGTTTTGTACCCGTTAGATGGAGATATGGTGTGCTCCATCTGATCGACGAAATATTTCCCGTCCATCTTGCCATAGCCAACCAGGTTGAAGCACTGCGCCGAAGCGCCGGCCGGATAGCCCAGCATCGTAAAACTGATCTTAGTCGCGCCGTGATTGGCATTCTTGATGGCCGCTATCAGGCGGGCTTTTGCGTCTGCCTCGCTGCTTACCTTTCCAGTAAGTTTAAGCTGGCGTTCGTCCGTGCCCACCTTGACGTTGATATTGATTTTTTTCTGTTTGTTGGTGTAGGTATAAAGGCCGCCCGTGTATGTTCCAGTCAGCTTTGTGTTCCACTTGAAACTTCCCGGCTCTACGCACAGTGCCGTCGGATTTCCAACGGGCCGGCTCTCATATACCGTCCATACAGGATCTTTCGCCTTGTACTTTTCCCGGTCGTACACCCAGAGCTTTGAAGTGTAGACTTTGATAACCAGTGCATAGGTGCTGCACAGATCTTGCAGAAAGGCACTATCTGTTCCGTCCTGTTCCTTTGCATCAATGCCGTGGTCGTCTCCCTCAAACTTCAGCTCCAATTTGTAACGACCTGCAATGGTTTCAGCGATTTTCTTTACGCTGGTGTTCTTCCATGTAAAGGTCCGGTTTCTCTCGCTGAAGCCGGTGTCGTTCGGCTTTGCCACGCCGCCCATCGTCAGCGAATCAGGTGCACCGGCAAAACTAAGATCATCCAGCACGAATGCCCCGCACTCGGCGCTGTAATCTCTGTAGCCGCTCTCAATGCCCCCGATATTCCAGTCCTTTACAACAATAGCCGGGTAGAGCTTCACGCCCTTTTCCGGCATCCAGTCATTTTTCCATTTGGCAGCTTTGGCATTGACTGTAATGCTCACACTGTCGCTTTGGGATTCAGCCACATCCGTGTACTTGAAACTTTCCAGATCAGGTGCGATTTCTTCCGAAATATCGGTTTTCTCGTAGGTCAGAAGAACCGCAGCCTGCCTTCCTTTGGGTCTCGCTGCTGTCAGTACCATCATGCACCTGCCTTCCAGGGCGGAAGGTCTCCGCTCTTTTCAGCCGGCAGAGCTGGTGTTGACAGCACCGTGCCGGAATCGAACCGGACGATATGGATATATCTGGGGTTGTTCTGCATCAGCCAATCGGCTTTCAGCTCGCTTCCGTACACATTCAGGGCGATCAGGTCCCAGGTGTCACCGGACTTCGTGGTGTAATCAAGTGCCATACTGTGTGCGCCTCTTTTCGCGTTCGTACCGTTCCACATACTCGCAGAACTTCTCGTAGCCTTCGTCCATAACGGAGCGCAGATCTTCGGCATTCATGCTGCCGTAGATGGTGAAGTTTGGTGCATAAACATATGCGTTTCCGCTGGAACTTGTATAGGTGCGCTGGTAGTTGTTGCTGGATCCACCGCGCAGGCTTCCGGTGCCGCCACTTGAAGTATCTTCGCTCCCGCCGATGGGCTTCAGCTCCACTTCCTGCTGGTAGTTCTGAAGGTCTGCCAGCATCGACAGATTTTGCCTTGTCAGCTCACTGTTGCCAGCCGTCGGGAAGAAGTTTACATTGCCCAGATCGTAGTTGTCCGGGTTGGCAGCGTATTCCAGCTTTGCCTTTTCCGCATTCGCTCCCCGGATAAACTGGATCGCTTTCTGAGCATTTTCGTTTGCGAGAACAGACTGGGCACCGGTAATCACTTTCCCGATTCCGGTGTTCAACAGCTGTTGGGCTTTGCCCTGGTCATCCGACACGGTAGGTGTCGGCATTGCCGCCAGAGTTTCCAGCCCATCCACTGCATAGTTTGCGATCTCCGTGATACGGCTGAACGCCACACCAGCGTCGGAACCCAGTACCAATGCCGCTGCAACCGGCTGAACCATAGTATCGAAACTTTGGGTCACCTGGTTGTAATACTGCTGGCGACGTACCCTGTTGAAGTCGATCAGGTTAGAATCTTCTTCTGTAAAGCCGCCGTCTGCGAACATTTTCGGCTTTCTGCCTGGCAAGCCAAGCAGATCGCCCAAGCCAACGCCCAGCAGCTTACCAGCGGTCATCCAGGTATCAATGTTCTTTTCACGAACACCGCGCCGGAAACTAATAACAGCTTCGGGACCGGCTTCGCCAGCAATGGACGGTCCCTGTGTCATGCCGCCGTTGGCAAATGCCGGGACGGACACAGGCGACAGGTTGAATCCGAACGACTTACCGCCGATTACCGGAACCGGGATGCCGAACAGCGTTTCCGGGATCGTGAGCTGGATCTTGTTCAGCGCTCCAATGATGAAGTTGACCGCTTTCACACCGATGGTCGCAACCTGCTTCAGGAAGCCTATGATGCCCAGAATCACAGGCTCTACCACCGGAAGCACCTTGCCTACCAGATCCACCGCCACCTTGATGGCGTTGACCAGAGTTGTGCCCACCAGGCTGACCACCGTGGACAGCAGCGGCATGACTGCCGGGATGCCCTCATTCACGATAAAGCCGAAGATTTCAGTCAGCACCGGCTTGATGTGGTTCACTCCCAGATCCACGATCTGAGAGAACACGCCGGCAAACGATTCAATCAGCGGCATAACCGTCTGGATGACCGGGGTCATAGCGCCGAACACGTCACCCAGGTTCAGCCCTCCGATACTGAAACCGGATAGCTTTTCCTGGATGCTCTGCAAGCCCTCCGGGGTAGTGAGCTGCCCGAACACCTGCTTCACGGTGTCGCCGATGCCGGCTATCTTTTCGGTGAATTTGTCAAAGACAGCAAGCCCGCCTTCGCCAAATACCGTTCCGACAATGTTGCGAATGTCCTCGAAGTGGTCTCCCAACAGTGAAACCGCCGCAACGATCGTGCCGATGCCGGTAATGACAGGGCCGAATGTACCAAGCAGCGACATGAAACCGCCGCCCAGTTTTGCGGCCACCGGGCCTACTGTTGTACTCAGTACGTTCAGCCCTGCGCCGCCGACATTCAAAGCTCCTTTCACCGTGCTCAAAGCGCCACCACCGATTTTGGATGCCGCACCCGCCACCTTGCTGCCGACACCGAGGACGGTAGAACCCACTTTGGACTGACTGACGGTCTGCCATGCATTGGACAGCCCGTTTCCAATGACCGTCTTTCCTGCGCCGAGGAAATTTTTCACTCCGCCGACCATGCCGCCGATGTCTATACCATTCGGTCCTGCAATGCCGGAAAGGATCTGTCCCGCAACACCGCCGGTCTTTGCGATAAATCGTCCTACCGGATTGCTGCTTCCGAATCCTACCAGAGCGTTTTTCAGCCCGCCCAGCGATTGCCCGACATTGGAAACATACCTGCCGGGGTCAGAGTTTTTCAGCACCCCCAGCAGGCCGCCGTTCGTGCTGGCTTCCAGCACGTCATTTACAAAGCCGGCGTTTCCTTTCTTGGTTCCGCTGCGCAGGCCCTTGAAATTTTTCAGTGTTGCCCAGATACCGACACCAGCACCATCCAATGTCTGCCCGATCTTGCCCAGGCGCGTTGTGGGCTGCTGCGCTCCGATGCCGGCCATCTGAACGCCGTACTTTGCATTTTCAGCAAACATTCCAGCGTTCGATTTTGCAAAGGACGCACCACCAACCGCCCGTTGGATCAGACTTGTTGGGGTCAGTGCTCCCAGCAGGTTTCGGACGGTGATGCCGCCGAATGTTCCGCCGGGGGCACCGCTCGGTTTTCCGCCGATCGCAATGTTCCCGATGGTGTTCAGCAGCGTGGATCCTGTGCTATAGGCCGTCGGCGCAAAGCTCATGGCTCCGAACGCCGCAACTATGGCAGCAATGGCCCCTGCCACTTCCGGTCCGTGCTCTGCGGTGTAGTCGATGCCCTTCTGGATCCACGGCAACGCTGCCTGTGCCGCATTGCCAATTCCAAGCAACGCAGAGTGCAGCATCGGCAGAATGCCGTTGACGATGTTGGACAGATCCGGCAGGCTCTCGGTGATACCGTTTGCTATGTCTATCCACATAGCCGTCAGTTCTTTCTTCGCCGGAAGGAACTGATTACCCACATTGATAAGCAGGCGGTCCGTCGCATTGCTTGCCATCTGGCTTACCGCTTCGCTGGTGTCCAGACGAACAAGCAGTTCTTTCTCCATACTGCCGCTGTATGCACTGGTATCACCAGCCATAAGCAAGGCATTCTGGAACGCGGGCAAGTTACCCACAATTTTTGAAACGCCCTCAATGGCCCACTGTCCGAACAGCGTTTTGATGGTCGCAGTCTGCTGGTACTTGTCCTGTTTCGAGATTGCCTCAAAGACTTTGTACAGGGTGCTTGCTGCACCATCTTCACCATTCGGTCCCGTGGATTGCATATCCTTTGCGATTTGCACAGGATCAAAGCCGAGTTTGTTCCATGCGCCCACCTGTGCATCCGTTGCGCTGCTGCCCAGGGTGATGTTTGTAAACACACGGTTCAGGCTTGTTCCGACCTTTCCCTCATTAACACCCATAGCCAGCATGGTGGCTGCCAGTGCAGAAGTCGTGTGCAGGTCAACGCCGGCCGTCTGGCCGACACCACCGGACGTATTCACAACACTTGCGATTTCTGCCGCCGTGGTAGCCATGTGGCCGCCCAGATAGTTGATGGAATCTGCAATATCGATAATCTGGTTGTGGGTCTTACCAAAAGCGGTTTCCCACTTTGCCATATAATCGACCGCAGATTTTGCATCAATATCCCACGCAGCAGCCAGACGGGCCGTATCGTACAGGTAGCTTTTTTCTCCGGTCTGCTGGTTATCCAGAAAGATTTGCTCATAGCTCTTGCCGGACTGTCCCAGCGATGCGGCGATCTGCGCCATCTCATCCCGTTTGATTGGAACCTGCGTGGTCATCTTGAGGATTGCGTCCTCCATGGTGGCACGCTTTTCCGGGTCAATGCTGCCGTCATCGTTCATGATGCCGCCAACGTACTTGACTGCATCCGCCGCCTGAGCCTGATATTCCTCCGCCATGGAGGTCGTCTTTTTAATCATGACAGCGGACGCAGTTGTCAGCGTCGCCATGATTCCAAGCCCAGTCTTTCCGATTACGCCCAGAGTGTTTGCTGCCGTGCTGCCCAGTGACTTTGTTCCCGTCAGTGCGTTCGCCAGATCACCGGTCAGTCCCTTCGTCTGCTTTATTGCAGTTACAAGGGATGGGTCCACCTTGCCCATGATGCGGATGCTGAGGTCTAGTGCTCCATTTCCCGCCATACGTCTGCCACCTCGTTACACAGATCCACCAGCTCCCGCCGGGGCAGGTGCAGCAGATCCGTCATGTTGGAATGCGTGGCAATGGATAGCTGGATAGCCGCTTTCCGAAGTCCTTTTGCCCCGCCTTTTACTCGAAAAAATCAGAGTTTACGGCATCGCGCAGCTTGACCGCCTCGCACAGCGGCAGACCGGCAAAGAAGTCCACCGGGTAGCCGGTGCCCATGCTGGCGATGATGCAGCAGTACAGGTAGTTGCGATGCGTATTCACCGGTGCAAATCCGCCCGCAGCCATACGGTTTTCTGCCATGGATTCGCTCATAGTGTTCAGTTCGCCCACGCCGGACAGGTCGATGCTGTCAAAGGTCTTACCCTTCAGCTCAGCCTTTTCGCTGCCCTCGTAGGTGTAGGGCGCTGCAAACTTCAGGGTGTGAGATTCCAGCTGTTTTTTCACTTCATCGGCGTTCTCGCTGTTGTCCATACCCTTGACGACCGCTGCCTGCACTTTCTTGATCTTGCCACGGGGCATGAGCTTGAAGAACTCCACAGGCTTACCGGTTGCCTTAACGGCCATTTCCTGTGCAAAAGAAGTGGTCATTTCCATCACGGACATGGCCGCCAGCTCGTTGCCGATGTTTTTCTGAATGTCGATCAAGTCCTGTACGGTCATCTTCTCCATGCCGGACAGATCCAGGCTGTCGTATTCCTTGCCCTCGAACTTATAGGGTTTATCGAACTTCACGATATTGTCCATTGCTGTTTCCTTTCTCAAAAGAGAATCAGCTGCCCCACGTCCGGGACGGCTGACTTCTTCATGTATCGGGTTTAGATAAGAGCGTTGATCTCGGCACGCATATCCTCGCCATCAACATAGTAGCGCCCTGCAAACTTGTCGATGTCGATAACGGTCTGACCGTCAACTTCCATCAGGTAGCGGGTAACTTCCAGCGTAGTGGTGCTGCCCATGGTGTCGGCACGCTTCAGCTTGCCGGGATCCAGCTCCTTGGGACGACCACCCAGGACGACGCGCAGGCCCTTGTAGGTGTAGCCGCCGTTCTTGTTGTCGTTCTGCATAGCAGCACGCAGGGTAATCTGGATGTTCTTGTTGGGGTTCATCATCTTGGTGGCGTAGCTGTACATGGTGTTCCAGTTCAGCGTTGCCTCCATGGATTCAAACTGACCGGGCACGGGAGAATCGACTTCGCCCGCAATGCCCATGCCGGACACGGAGGTGGTCTTGTTCTTGATCTTGGGCAGGGTGATTTCATCCGCCAGACCAATGAGCAGGTCATCTTCCGTGTACGCATTGTAGTCATTGATGACCTGGGGAACCAGGTCACTGGAAATATTCAGAGCCATAGGTCATTCCTCCTGCTTACAGAGACAGAGCCGAGGTCAGTGCGCCGGCCTCATACTCCATGGTGTTGTTGATCTGCTTAAAAGGCGGGAACGGCGTGCAGAACTGATAGAAGGAGTAGTGGCCTGCAACCAGTTCAGCGGTCGTGTTGCGGTCGGGGTCTGCCTTCATGCTGTAGCTGGCGCACACCTCGGTAGAGACATAGACACTGCCCTTCATGTTCTCGCTGTCGATGATGGACTGAAGGCGCTTCTTGTTCATGGGCTTATCCAGCTTGCTCATGTTGTCCAGAACAAAGCTGGTCCAGGAGTGGTTGAAGAAGCGGCGGACACAAAGGAAAGCGTCCTTCGGGTCGGTGTTTTTCGGATAGCAGCAGGTCTCATTGCCCCACACAACAAAGTCGCCGGAGCGGATGAAGGTCGCCACGCCCTGCTCATTCAGAACATTGCCCTGCTCCTGATCCATCAGGACTTCGGTGCCATCTTCCAGGCAGGCGGAGGAAATGGGTACGCTGACATTGGACGGGCTGGCATTGGGCGTGTCGTTGTACAGGCTGTCGTTGTAGACTGCCGCAGCAGCGGCCAGAGAGCTACCGCTGTAGATGGCGCTGCCGATCTTGCCGTACAGCCACAGGCCATATGCTTCACGAGAAGTTGCGCCCTGCTTGACCTTCTGGTTTGCCACGTCGGTGTACTTGCGTGCACCGGAAGCGGAACTGTCGATGTCAACAAAGCACACTGCATCGAAAACGCCATTGATCTTGCGGCACTTTGCCTGGAGCGCTGCGCACACCATGGGATCCTTGGAGAAGCGGGGTGCCAGCAGAATGCCGGGAACCATGCCCAGCTTGGGGAACACCTGTCTTACCACTTCCAGTCCGGTCTCTGCACCGGTGGCCGCATTCACGCCGCCCACGATGTCGGCAGCGGTGATTTTGGTCGGGTCAAGAATGGAACCGGAAATGGTCAGAGCCGTTGCGCCGTCGCCTTTGCCGCCGTTGACCAGGGCGATGCTCACAGTGCCATCATCATTGAAGCTGGCCGAATAGTCCTCGTCCGCCGTGAGCACGGTCTGCTCCTTCTTCACGACCAGCTTTTTCAGCAGGATGCCGGTCTCGTCGATCTCTGCAATGCCGTCATTCACCTGAACGATCTTGTTGGACAGTTCAGTGATGTGCTTTGCATTCGCAGGATCCAGGACGTTGACCACGACGATAGGGGAAATGCCCATCACCTGAAAACTGGCGCTCACCGCCTCACACAGGGTATACTTTGCAAAATCGTCGGAATAGCCCACTGCGGCGGCAGCTTCTTTGAAGGTATTCACCAGCATCGGCGTATTCACCGCTGCTTCCGGGTCATCCAGCATATTAACGGGGGCCGTACCCACAACGATCTGCAGGCCGGAGTTGACCGTTACCGGAGCGGTGACGCTGGTCGCTGCTTCGGTCTTGTTAAAGCCATGAGAAATAGCCATTTGTCATATCCTCCTTACTTCATCAGGTCGGTGGCCTTCTTGTAGAGAATGTTCTCTCTGGTGCCGTCCTGTTCGATCTTCATGCGCATTTCTGCGAGCTTGTCCAGCGGAACGATCAGCGCCTTCAGGAACGGCACCTGCTCCACTTTTTCTTTCAGCTTTTCGGGCAGACCATCCACGAATACGGTGTACTGCGGGGCAATGCCCTTGACGGTCGGTCCGCAGTACGCCGCAGCGCCGGTGGTTTCCGTCACAGGCTGTGCTTCTTTCACAGCCTCGGTTTTCTTTTCGGTCTTTTCGATGCTCATATCAAAGCCTCCACTTCTTCGTTTTTCAGGGTGTTGGGCGTTTCGCAGATCAGGTTGACAATGCCCCAGTAGTAGAAGTCCATGTCATCATCCGAAAGATCCCATTTGCGTGGATATCCCACTTTGAAAGCCTCGCCAAACACAGGCTTCCGCTTGAAGTGCTGCATGATGGCTTCGATGATGTTCCCGGTGTCCTCATATCCCTGCCGGTCTGTTTTCGGGTCATAACAGCAGATGATAAGCTGCAAAAGGACCAATTGCGGATCCTTTTCGTTCACCACCTCGCCACTCGTTCTTGATACGATGATGCACGGGAAGTTGGATCTATTGGTATCCACATCGTCGTCATCATCGGTCGGGGACGGGATAAACTGCTTGAAGATCTTCAGCGGTTTTTCGCCTTCCTGCCCCGTGAACTTCATATCCCGGAACAGTTCCTTCAACTCGTCAATCATGGCCTGCTGGCACATTTCGCTGGTATAGCCGGTGATTTTTTCAGCCATATCAGATCACACCCTTTCGTTTTGCATTGGCGATCAGTTGCCGGACGCGCCGTTCCGTGTTCTGCTGCAGCATCTGCTCCACCGTCTGCTCCTGCATCTCCCACACGGTATGGTGCATCGCAGAGCCGGAAGGGCTGGACAGTGTTGCCAGCTTCTCGTTCGGTTTCCAACGTTTCTTTCCGCTCTCCGTGTAGTCCTTATCCGCAGGTATTCCGAGCTGACGCTGTACCATGCCGATATGCTTCGACTTGAACTGTACCAAGAAGCCCTTGCTCTTATCGCTTGTTCCGCCCAGAGCGATCATTGGACTGTCTTTCAGGACACGCGCCCGAAAGACGGGCGGCGCATTGCGAACAGACGGACCCATGAAGGGCTTTGTGGGGCTGGTTCTGAAATAGCCCAGGTCTGCCCGGAATGCACCGGGGTCGTTCTTCATAATAGCAAGGATAGCGGTAGGCCGCCGGTTGGTGGCTTTCTGGCGCTGGCGCAGATCTTCGATCATGCGTCTGCCTGCCGCGTTCAGGTCGTAACGTTTCTTCACTTCGGTCAGCATCAGCTTGCGCGTCTGCCGGGCCGTTGTGTTTACGGTCACCTTCAACGCCGCCGGGGTTTTGTTTCCCAGTACGCCAAGAGCGCGGGTCACTTCCGCGTCATCAACGGAGACCATCAGGTTGGAAGCGTCATAGTTGGTATGGAAGTATGCCAACTTACCTCACCCTTTCCAGTTCCATGCGATACATACCCGCTTTCAGGGAGCATGATTTGATGTTGTAGATCCGTTTCTTGTCCAAGGTGATCTGCTTGCCACTCTTCGGCATAGGGCCGTAGTCCTTCTGCTTCACAAAAAGCAGCAGGTCGGCCTTGTACATACCCTGGTCAAAGGATTGCTTTGCTCCGCCCTCCCAGTGCGCCGGACGTTCAAGTACGCCGGGGTGCTGCGTGATACAGAGCATCAGCTTATCATCTATGTACCGTTCTTCCGCAAACTCGTTTGAGTTGAAGATCACGTTCTGCACATCCTGCGCAACGCATTCTTTGAACGTAGGGAACGGTTTCGGAGTTTCCGGTGTGCCGTAGTTCTGGTCAACATCCAGCATATCCGCGCTCCTTCCCGTATCAGCAGACGGTAGCAACCAGCCAGCTATCCACCTTGTCGGGGATCAGCAGCGGGTGGGTCTGCAGTTCCAGGAAGCGGCGGTCAGGACGGTGTTCCACATAAGAACGCAGCAGGCGGGTGGTCTCTGCAGTGTGCCACACCTTGTCATCGTCCAGATAGGTGCACAGACCGTATGCGCGCATGAAGTTTGCGTTGCTGGGGATCATCAGCACCATATTATCCGGGATCAGAGGCTTTGTCTCTCCGGTTTCCTCATCCAGATACACTTCGTCATAGCCGTAGATGTCCACGCCGGGCAGATTCAGGTGGCCGTAGTAGTTCAGACCGCCTTCCAGCTCCTTGGGTGCCATAGCACCAATGTCGAACCGGCGCTTGTCCATCAGATCCAGAACATTGCTGTCGCTCATAAAGTGGTTTGCGGCCAGCTTGCCCATAATCACCATGTTTGCATTTGCAAAGCCGTTGCGGCTCACCTGCCGCTTCCATTCGCGCAGGTTGCCCATGGTATCGGCAGCAGACTTACCCCACTGCTTCGTGCCCTCCAGATTGATCTTGTTGGTGAAGCCAAAGTCGATGACTTCATCCACGCCCTTGCCCTTCACCTTCAGCTGACCGGTGGTAAGTACCTGGGCTGCCATCCACTCTTCGCGGCGAGTGGTCATGTCGTTCAGCTTGTTGTATTCCTCGGTCAGCTTTTCTGCTGCACGGTCAGCAGGGGTGCGGCCGGAGTAGATATCCTCACCGGGCAGGCGCTGCAGGAACATATCTGCGGTGGTGACAGTTGCCGGGTTGATAAGCGGCGGTGCATAGGACTTGGTCTCGTAGCCCTCGTTCTGCACGATCTCGCCACCGACCATGGGATGGACGAAAGCTGCCATCTTGCGGTTGCCCTTGACGATATCAATGTCAACGTTCTTAGTGGGGAACGTCTTAACCTTGGAGAAGAAACGATCGCGCAGGAAAGTGCAGATCGGGGGTGCGGTGCGCACAGCCTCGACCAGATACCGCGGCTCATAAATGTTGATTTCGTTTGCCATTTTTGTTTCCTCCTATCACTTCAGGAAAATGCCCAGATTGCGCAGAGGAACTTCAACGTCGTCCACGCTCACGTTATTGGGCAGCACCAGGCCGTCAGCAAAGAACTCGCCGGTCAGATAGACCGGCACTTCCTTGTTTGCGTCTGCGCTGTCAGCAGTAATGCCGTACAGGCCGGTCAGGACTGCCGTGCCTGCGCTTGCCGGTGCCGCAATAGGCTTCACCTTGCCGTCTGCAATCAGCACGGGGGCGTGTGCCTCCACAGCTTCGCTTGCGGTCTTGGTTGCCTTTGCGATACCAATGTCCACGCCAGCAATGAAATACTTCGGCGCGGTGCTGAAATCTTTTCTTGCAAGATCCATGCTCATGGTTCTTTCCTCCTTACTTCACACCGTTTGCCTTGCGGATCGCGGCCAGGAAAACGTTTGCTTCCGCGTCCTTCGGATCCGGGTCAGCGGGCGGCGGATTGGTGATGTTGTTCGCGCCGGAAGTCTGGGCGTTGGCCTTTGCCTTGTCCAGATAATCCTTGCTCTGCTTCTGCTGCTTTGCCTTCATGCTGGCAATGACGGCCTTCGCAAAGGATGCGGAATCAATGGGCTTCACAAACTTCGCCTCATTTGCTTCATCCTCCGCGCCGGGCAGAGTGGCGTTTTCGATCTCCTGAATGCGGGTGCGCTCGGCATTGATAGCCTCGGTCTCGATCTTGGCTACCATATCCGGGCACGCCTTGCGGAGATCGTCCACGGTCTTGATGTCCTTAATGTCCATGTCTGTTACCTCCCCATGGGTTTTGTTCCCCGGCTGATCCGCCTGGGGTGTATTTTCAGGCTGGGCCGTGGTCTTATCCACCACCCGGCTTCTGACAAAGTTCGGCGCTTTGTTGAACGGGGTGTTCATACTGATGCTGTTGACGAACAGGATGCCGTTGCGGTTCTCCACAACAGAATCGTCCGCTTCGTCGTCCACCTCGTCCACAAAGCCCTTCTCCTTGGCTTCCGTTGCCGTCCACCAGTTCGTTTCATCCATCCACTTGGCGCATTCGTCCTCGGTCTTGCCGGACTTCTTGGCGTACAGGGTGACGATGCTGCTGCGGATGGTTTCCAGTGCTTTCAGGCAGTTGTTGAGATCCTCTGCGGTCAGGTAATCGCAGACACCCATACTGACCGGATGCACCATGTAGCTGCTGTCTGCCGCCGCCACCACCTTGTCTGCATGGCAGGCAACAATGGTTGCTGCACTGGCACACAGGCCGTCGATGTGGGCGGTCACGGTGGCCGCGTTGCGTTCCAGCATATTGCCAATGGTCTGTGCTGCAAACACATCACCGCCACAGGAGTTGATGTACACGGTGATTTCCTTCACATCGCCCAGGGCGGCAAGGTCATCCGCAAACCGTTTCGGGGTCGCGGCATCTTCCCACCAGCTGCGCTCGGAAATATCGCCGTAAAGCAGAAGTTCCGCTTTCTGGTCATCACCGGCCAGATTGCGGAACTGCCAAAACTTATCATTTGTCATCTTCTGGTTCGTCTGGGAATTGGGTTTGCTCATTTAGCCCTACCTCCTTCATTTTTTCCATTTCGCTCTTGCGCTGCCTCATGTTTGCCCGCCAGTTTCCACCGGTCATCTGTGCAGTTTCCTGCTCATTTGTGCTGATGCCCTGCTGAACACGCAGAATCGCCGCCTCGATCTCTTTCTTGGCATCCAGATTGGTGCGTGCAGGACCGTTCCATGTGCAGCCCATGTAGGCTTTCGCCACAGCCTGGTCGTCAAAGAAGCCGGGCGCATTGATGCGCCCACGGGCTACTGCCTCGGCAAACCATTTTTCGTAGGCCGGCTGGCAGAAGTCCGCTGCAAAGCTATCCCGCAGCACACCGCAGGTGCGCCAAAACTCGTTCAGTGCGCCGCGGCTTGCGGAATAGTTGGAACTGAATTTCTTGTAAAGCACCTCACTGGGGATCTCTACGCCGGTCGCTACCTGATTGGACATGGCCGACATGAAGCCGTCAAAGGTCGTGGTCGGGTGCTTCGGGTCGAACGTATCCGTGCTCTCTCCCGGTGCAAGGTCGAACACCGCGCTCGGTGCAAGGTCGATGCCCAGTTCATCGGGCGGGGTGTTCGGGTCCTCCGCCTTATCCGTCGGTTCCTCGCCGAACGGTGCCTGACTGGTCGGGTTTTCATGCTTGATAAACAGCGTGATGGACGATGCCACGATAGCCGCCGCCAGCTCTGCTTCTGTGTATCTGCCCATCTGTTTCAGCGTGGGCAGCACCGGAGCCAGCAAGGGCACGCCGCGCCGCTGCCCGGCACGCTCCCTCTGTGTGACGCACAGAATGTTCGGCTCTCCTGTTTCGGGGTCGCGGGCTTCTACCCGCGTCCATGTCAGCGGCACCGTGCTGTCGTAAGCCAGCGGATGCCGACTTGCTATCCAGTACGCCACCACCGCGCCGTCCCGGTTCGTTTCCACGCCCTGCACGATCTGGAACACGTCATGCTTGTCTATCGTGCAGGGTGCCATTATGTCCGTGCGGTCAGGGCTGCAAATCAGATCAGCCTCGATCAGGCGCAGCCGCAGAGCATACGGCCAGTGCGGATGTTCGTCGAACTGCACCACCGCAAACACATCGCCGTTCATCAGGAAACTGGTGAACGCCAGCGTCTGCAACCGCCAGAAGTTATCCATGCCAGCAGCATCGCAAAGGGTGCTGTCCGCCCAAAGTTCAAATTCGCGGGAGATCTGCGCCTGCAGTCTGTCTGCCTGTTCCTCGTTCAAGTGCAGATAGTCCGCATCCACCTGCGGGGTCGGCACAAGGCCGCTGCCCACCACGTTGGTGCGCAGGGTCTTGATGGCACCCGTTGCCAGAGGGATGCCCATATAAGCATCCCGGCTCCGTTTGCGCAGAATATCAAGATTATCTTCGATATCCTCTTTTGCGCTGCCGCCGCCAACGTGCCAGCTGCGCATAGCGCGGGAAATGCGGCTTGCTCCGTAGTTTCCGTAGCCGGTGCCGTTGTTCATGACGGACAGTGCGGCGCGTGCCACAGCGCGGCGATACCCTTTTTCAGGGCTGATTGCCGCAATGGCTTTATCCAGAATATTTGCCATGTAGTCCACCGTCCTTACACATCATGCGGCGAGAAGTGGTAGATTCGGTTTCTGCCCCGGCCTTTTTCTTCTGCTTCCGCTTCGGCTACTTTCTTTTCCCAGAAGATAATGCTCTCCCGGATCTGTTTCAAACTGGCACGGGTCAGCATCATCTGTTCGATCTGGTAGCTTTGCCCTGTCGAAACAGCAGCTTCTGCTTCCATCCACATATCAAGATGCCGCTGCGCGGCTTCTTTTGAGATGATCGGCATTGTTTAGATACCTCCTGATCTTCTTCTGCGGTACTGGCGCGGTGCGGTCTGGCGTGGTGCTTCCTCTCCGGGGATTTCCAGACCGGGCGGGTTGCTGATTTCCAGCGCAGCCGTCGCGTAGTTCCGCACGTCAAATGCTTCGTTACGTTTCTGCGCCGGATCCTTCAGTTCCCACCGTTCCACTTTGCGGCCAGACTTCCAGCGTGTGACCTTGTGTTCCGCAGTAAGCATCTTGAAATAATTTTCGTCATACCCGGCATCTTCTGCCGCCGGGAAGTGGCAGTAGTTTGGACCTTTGATAAGCACTTTCAGCCGGGCAAGGACGTGGTTCTTGCCGGTGTCAACGCCCAAGGTGAACAGTTCGCCCTTGACGCGGTTGTTCTGAGTGGGGTTGCGCAGGTAGGGTACGTCCATGCCGCCGCGGCCTTTGATGGCCCAGATATGCCGTTCCTCCCGTTCTTTGCAAAACCGGATGACCTGATCCGGGAAGTGGCCGCCACTGTCCATGCAGACAGACCGCAGGGACAGTTCCGTGCCGTCTTTCTTTTTCCATGTACGGGAAAGGAACTCGTCCAGGTCTGCCCACACCTGACCGCGTTTCAGGTCGCCGTAGATGCGTTGGTACCGGATGCCCCAGCTTTCTCTGCCGATACCCCAGCCCACCACTTCGGCCTCGAAGCGGTTATCCTGGGTATCGACACCAGCCGTCAGGTACACTACGCCGTCCGGGACTTCGGCCTCGTAGAACTCGCGGCGGTCCAGCAGGTTGTTTGCCTCCACCGCTTCGCCCGGTTCCTCCCACGGCAAGCCCAGGTCGGTGTTCACAAAGACCTGCATCTTCTCGTAATCGCCGCGCTGTGCATCCAGGTCAGCGGCAATAAAGTCCTCCACGATCTTGTCCCACCCGCAGAGGGTCGAGCCTATCTTGTTCATGTGGAAGCCCCGCACCGCCCGTTCCGGGTGCTCTGCGTGCCACTTGCCTTTCAGGCTGTTCTTCTTCCAGCGGTATTCGTTGTCAAGGCAGCCGCACTCGGCGCAGCGGTATTGCACGCCGCCTTCCGGCCACTTGTCTTTATCGAATACCATGTTGTCCCAAACAAAGGGCTGATAAAAGCCGCAGTTCGGGCAAGGCACCGTCCATTCCTCTTGGGTGGATGCGTTGAACTCGTCCAAAATGCGGCTATTGTTTTTGTCGGTTGGGGTAGACACCAGCACCGTCTTGTAATCCCAGTAGGTCGTTTGACGCTGTTCAGCCAACATGACCGGGTCGCCTTCTTTGCCGGCGCTGGCTTTGTAAGCGTCCACCTCGTCCGCCAGCAGCACCTTGATGGGGCGGCCGCGCAGATCGGTCGGGGCGTTTGCGCCAACGATGGTGAGCTGACCACCGGCAAAGTTCTTTTTCATGATGGTGTTGCCAGAGTAGCGGCTCTTGTTATCCACAAGGCCCCGAAGCACCGGAGTGTCCCGAATCATAGTTGCCAGACGGTCTTTGCTGAAACTTTCACCCAGGTTCACCGTAGGCTGCACAATCATGATAGGGGCCGGGTAGTAACTCATGTAATACCCGATGGTGTTCAGGATCAGGCCGTCCGTCTTGCCGGACTGGGCGCACATCATGGCAACCACCTTCCGGATGTGAACATCCCCGATGGCATCCATAATCTCCCGCTGGAAAGGTGCATTGTCCGTATTCCAGCGGCCTTGTGCTGCGGATGCTTCCGCCGACAAGCGGCGGTAGCTATCTGCCCACTGGCTAAGGGTCAGGTTCGGGGGCGGCTTCAGCGCACCCAGCGCTCGGCTGAACATCTGTGCAGTCTGCGGTTCCAGGTGGATCATCGCCATTGCTGCCGCCGCCTTTCTTCACACAGCCGCCGAACGGGCAGAACTGCTGGATCTCATTCAGCCGGGTTCCCCAGACACAACCCCGGCATTTATTCTTCCTGCTCATCTTCGGGTTCCTCCCCCGCTGGTGCTGCCAGCGCAATTTCGGGGTCACTCAATTCCACAAGTGCTTCCTGCACTGCTTTTTGCAGAATATCGTGGGCTTCCGCCGGATCGGTCAGCTGGGCCATGGTACTTGCGTACTTAGTCGGGATGGTTTCCAGCCGGTTCTTGAAATTTGCAAAGATGGTTTTCAGGGCGCGTTCTACGTCCTCGGTGCGGTGCAGGTCGCCTTGGGCTTCCTCCATCCGCATTTTCTCGATCTTGCCGCGGGTTTCCTCCCGCTCGGCACGGGCAGCAACAAGACGGGCTTGATCGTCTTTGTTGCCGATCTTGAAGTTCAGGTATTGCCGGACGCAGACCTTCATGTCAAAGACACCGGGTCGGACTTCGGACAGCACGCCCTGATCCCGCAGGTTCCGCACCTGACGGTCAGTGATGCCCAGCCATTCGCCAACGGCCTTACTCGTGTACAGCATCTTTGTCACCGTCCCCCGGTTCTCCGATCTCGCCGGTCGCCCGGATGCGCAGCAGTTCAAGCCGCTGCTGTTCGGTTTCCAGGTGCAGCTTGTCCATTTCGTTTTTCTGCATCTGGGCCGCCGCAGACAGGATGCGGCCATGAATTTTGTTCAAGGCTTCCTGCAGCTGCAAGATACGCTGTGCCGGGGTCTCCTTCTGATACATACCGATCTGCTGGTTTGCGCCGTCCCGCTTCCGCTTGCCACGTCCGCCGGGTACTCGCATATCCATGACGCTGGATGTAATCATCTGGTCAGGCGGTAAAGCCTGATACTCTTTGATCTTGTCCAGAATGTACTTTTCCCGGAGCAGCAGTACACCGATTTCGTGGGATGTCAGCTCGGTGCTGTTCCGAGGCGCATTCTCTACGATCTGTTTTTCTTCCGGGGTGAGCTTGTCAAAGAAGATGGTCGCATAGGCTCCATCCTTCATTGCATTCTCATTCCCGACAGGTGCCCCGCCGCCGGGGTTGCCCACGGCGTTTTTGTTTCCCGGCTGTCCGCCGGGCTTCCGGGGTGCGGGCGATTCCCACCCGTCCTTTGCCTTCCAGCGGCGGACCGTATCATATTTAAGATGGAGATCGTCCGCCAGCTGCCGAAGATTCACTTCTCCGTCTTTCTCCATCCGGGCAATGTACTCAGCGCGGGCGGCATCGCGCTCATCGCTTCGCCTTGCCATTTGGTTTTCCTCCAATAAAAAATGCCCCGTCTGGCAAATCATCCAGGCAGAGCATTCAGTTTCGCCGCCGGTCCTGCGGCATTTCTTCGGGTCGCTTACAACTTGTAAGCAACAGTGTATGAAAAAGGCCCCTCGGTTCGTCGCCGTGGGGTCTCTCTCCATAATTCCACTGTACTAAGTATAGCACCAAAACCGTCTTATAACGTCTTATCTTTTGCCGGTTTGGGCTTTCAAATGTAAACACTTTATGACATAGCCACCATTTTGCCAGCCCCGGCAAGATGGTCTATCCCGATTTTGTCGACCTCAACAAGATCGCACCGGAATGATTTGTCGGCACCGGCAAAACATAAGTTGCTTACAAATTGTAAGCGGCACCATTTTGTTGACCTCACCAACATGGTGCCCACCATCCCGGTGACGTTACCGCCATGTTCGCCCCGGACTTACAATTTTTTGACCCGTACCCCCTTTTTCGGGGGTCAAAACGCGGAAGCCCTTCAAAAAATTTTGCACCTAGAAATATTTTGGGGCTTCGGAACCCGCACCGCGCCCGCCGGCGGGGGGCAGTACCTTTCCGGCGGCGGGGCCGGACGGGGCGACGGCAGGCCGGGCCGGTGCCGGGCCGCCGGTTGGCGGTGCCCAGGGTAGCGGCAGGCCGTCGAGGCGGAGAAGGAAGGGGGCAGGGGGTTAGATAAGGCGGCTATAGCCTAGCTATTGGCTATACTGCAAAGGCCATATGTCGGTCAGGTAAAGAATCTGACCCCTCCGGCGGCGGGCTGCGGTGGGTGGTTTTTGGCTGTTGGCGGGGTGATCTGCTGCGGCAGGTGGGCGGCAGGGCTGGCGGGGTGCGGTGTCGGTAGGTGCTGGCGGTGGGCTGCTGGCTGCTGTGAGGTCTGGCAGGGTGTGCAGGCTGTGCAGCTTGTGGGCTGCGGGGTCATCGGTGCGGCGCTGGCGGTGCTGTTGGTGTCGGTCTGCTTCTGGCTGGCGGTGCGGGTGGGCGGGGTGATCTGCTGCGGCGGCGGGGTGCCGGCGGGGTCATCGACCGGGCCGGGCCGTCACTGATCCGCACCGATCCGACAGGCGATCCGGTGCAGCGGGCAGGCAGCAGGGCCAGCGGCGGGAAGATGGGCAAAAGAAAAAGGCCAGGGCAGACGGCGCGGCGTGCGCTGCTGCTCTGGCCTTTGGTCTGCACTGGCGGCAATGGTTCCGGCGGGGTGCGTCCCGGTGCCGGTGGTGGGGCTGATCTGCTGGCGGTGCCGGTGGGCATGGTCAGCGCTGGCACCGTTCCCGCTGTCGGCGTTCCAGCGTCACGGCTGGCGCTGGCGGTGCTCCATCCGGGTCAATTTTGCCGTTTGCCGGAGGGGTCAGATTCTCCACCTAACGGGAGTGAGAAGCAGGTGTAGGGCTTTAACCTAGCAGGCTAGAACTCTCCCCCAGTAACCCCCTATAGTCCCCCTTCTTCCCCGGATTCCGCCGAGTCGATCTCTAACGGCTGCCCTTCCTGCTCCATTCTGGCATATACCGCCGCCAAAATATACCCTTGCAGGCTTTCCCCGTTTTCTTTTGCCGCGGCGCGGATTGCTGCGCCTTTTGCTTTTTTGGGCCAAACGGTTATGCGGTCGCATTTTGCGTTGTATTTGTCGTTATTTCGTCTTTTTGTTTCCGAAACTGGCATATTATTACCCCTTGCTTATTTTTATAAATATAATATAGCACAGTTCCGCCGACACCGCAACGTGCAATTTTCACAGCACCGCACCGTGTTTTTGGTGCAGACCGCCGAAAACACCGCAACGTGCTTGACAGGCGACACGTTGCGGTGCTACAATGCAGCCACAGCGAACGACACCGCAACGTGTCAAGCTGGTAACATAGCCGCCCCGGTCTGGGGCAGGAAGTGAGGTGAACAGCATGAGCATTGAATTTTTCAAACTCCCCGCCGCTTTGAAAAAAGCGATCTGGGCTGCCTACCTGGCAGAGTGGAAAAAGAAGCAGGCAGCAAAAAAGCCCGCCACCCACTAAAGCAGGTGACAGGCTTGCAAGATGAATTTTCCACAACGCATCTTGTAAGCCAGTTTACCACCGAAAGGCGGTAAAGTCAAGCGGATGCCCTGGCAGGGTCGCACCGCTCAAACAAAGCGGCCCCGCCCCATAACCCCGGCAGCCCGCCGGGGCAAACCTGAAAAGCAAAGGAGCAAAGAACATGACACTTGCAAAGAAGATCACCACCGCCGCCGCACTGGCGGCCGCACTGCTGGCAGGCACCGCACCGAAGGCCGCGGCACAATGCCCCTACACCGTCGGCCCCCTGGGCCGCTACATTGCCCCGGCCATTGTGCAGGGCATGACCGCCACCGATGAAAACCAGATTGAAGTCTGGTGCAGTGACGCGCTGGACGGCGACGACTGGTATTTTGTGGTGGACGCTGAAACCGATCTGCGAATTTATGACCGCGTTGACCTGGTGGTTGACGCGAACGGCACCCCGGAAGATTTCAGCGATGACAAAGTGATTGACGCGCTTTACTGCCACGGCTGCACCGAAGATTGAAAGGAGCCTGCACCATGATGACACTTGAACAGATCCGCGAACGGAACCGCAAGGAGAACGCCGCAGCCCGCCGCCTTCAGGCCGCCGGGTATCGGCTGGAAGGGTGGGACCCCCGCACCGGGCAGCGGATCGCCGCACGAATCACCAGCGAGAACACCAACGCAGAGCGCCGCACGTTCTACAGCTTTCCCACCTGGCAGGATGCCGCCGCCGCTCTTTTGGGCTGAACGCCCCGGACACCTTAGCAGGGCCGCACCGCAAAGCGACCCCGCCCCACTACCCCGGCAGCCGCCGGGAGATCAACCGAACATCAACCCACGAACAAAGGAGCACACCCCATGAAGAAACTGACCGTGTACAACGTGTATCTGGACGACGGGAAAAGCGTTTTCCGCGTGACCGTTCCCGCCGCCAGCAAGAAAGAGGCCGCCGACTATGTGCAGGGCAACGGCGACGTTGTAGCCATCAACCCCGCACCGGTGCAGGGGATTGACCTGCACCGCCTGGCCTACGACCTCAAATCTTGCCAGTGGAGCCAGACAGATGTTGACATCATCACCCGCACGCTTGCAGCCTGCGGCCTGGATTGCTGAAAGGAGCGCACAACATGACAGCACTTGACAAGAAGATCAACCAGCTGGCAGCCCGCCACCGCTGGAACGTCACCCCGGTGCACGATCGTTTCATTCCCTGCTATTCCATCGTTCCCATGGATCGGAAGGAGCGTGACCGGATCAAAGCCACGCTTGACCGCTGCAAGGGCTTGAAGGTCAAGGTTGAGCAGGTGTTCAGCCCGTATGCCTGGACCTGCACCATCTACGTTTTCGACCTGGCCGAATGGAACGCGCAGCAGGAGCGCAGCCGCCTGGAATGGTCCATTGTCAACGCCTACTCCGAAGCGTACCACTTCAACGACCACGACAGCGCCGGCGCAAAGCTGGCAGCACAGCACAAGGCCGCAGAGATCGGAGCGCTGGACCTGTTCCGCCATATGTACACCGCATGAACCACCGCCGGACACTCTAGCAGGGCTGCACCGCAAAGCAGCCCCGCCCCACTACCCCGGCAGCCGCCGGGAGATCATCCCGAACATCAACCGCAACGAACAAAGGAGAACGAACCATGAAAGGCATGACCAACAATCAGATCATCATGAACGAAGCTGCGAAGCTGGACCCCGCCACCCTGCACGCCATCGCCACCGCGCACCACACCCCGGAGCAGATCGCCGCAATGGCTGCAAACGCAGTCACCACCGACGAGAACGGCGACGAACAGCCCGCCACCATCGCAGACGTTGAAATCATCCTTGCAGCGGCAGAGCTGCACACCTTCGATCACTGGAAGAAAGAAGGCAAGAGCGTCAAGAAGGGCGAAACGCATTTGATTGAATGCTACCTGTGGAAGTACACCACCCGCCCCAGCAAGGCCCAGCGGGAAGCCGCTGAAGCCGAAGGCAAGGAAGCAGCCCCCGCGCCGCATTTCTACCCCACGAAATCGCACCTGTTCAGCTGCTTGCAGGTACACGACGCAAAGCAGGCCCCCGCCGGCCGCTTCGGATCTGTCGCCGCCATCATGGAGTATAACAAAAAGCTGGCCGCAGAACGCAAGGCCGCAAAGGCAGCAGCAGAGCAGACCGCCAGCACCCCGGCCCCCATCATCACCGAAGAACACCACGAATTGCCGGAGCTTGTGCACGTCGATCCGCTGCCCACGAAAAAGACCAGCAAGCCCGCCGCCACGAAAAAGCCCGCCCCGGATGTGCTCCGCAAGGCAGAGCGGGAAGCAAAGGCCGCTTTCCTGGCTGTTCCCGAAACAGACCGCAAGGGTCAGGCCGCCGCGCTGGATGCCTGGCGCAAGACCCGGAAGGCCGTAGAGGACGCAAAGCAGGCCCCCGCCGCCGTAGCCGCGCCGGATGAAGCACCCGTGAAACAGCTGGACTTTGAAAGCATCGCCGCCGGGCTGCTGGCATGACCCACCACCACGAAGCCGGATATTTTGGCAGGGCTGCACCGGGCAAAGCAACCCCGCCCCACTACCCCGGCAGCGCACCGGGCACGAAAAACAGAACGAAAACGAAAAGGAGTTTTTGCAATATGAAAAGAGCAACCAGCACCCCCGCCGGGCTGAACGTGAAGAAGATCACCGCCTATCTGAAAGGGCAGGCAAAAAGCCGCAACGCCGTTCGGATCACCTGCCAGAGCGGCAGCGTGTACATCATCACCGGCTATGCAGCGTTCAAGCTGCCCGCCATCCTTTACCGGGATGTTATCCAGCCCGTGACCATGCAGGACGCACCCGCCGACGGCGTGACCATCGTTTCCAGTGATGCCGGGTTTGTGGTCAACGATCCGCACCAGCTGACCGCCGCGCAGATGTTCCAGAAGTTCAGCGCCTGCAAAGAAGAAGTCAAACGCACTTCGATCTTGCAGGAAGTCGAAGCAAAGGGCAAAGTCTGGGGCACGTTCCGAATGTTCCGCAACGGATCCCGACCCATCATGATAAATTCGGAGTATGACGCTTTTGTAGATCATCACGAATTTGTTTACCACAGCAGCAACAGCCCGTTTGCACCCATCCTGGCAACGGACACCGTAGATCCGAAGAAAGCCGCCGTTTCCGTGCTCATTGCCCCGATGAAGGCGAACGACGAAATACAGCAGGTATGCAACCGCCTGTTTGCATGATACGAAAGGAGAACGAAATCATGAAGAAGTTTGACAACATCTTTGAGCAGGCCCGCGAGATCATCCGTCAGCAGTGGACACTGCAAGACCTGCGCCGGGAAGCCCAGTGCACCGGCAGGCCCGAAGCGGTCCGCCAGCAGATCGCCGCCGCCCGGCTCCGCCTCATCTGCGCCCGCCGCGGCTACCAGCTCAACGCCTGACACGAAACCGGATGCCCTGGCAGGGCCGCACCGGACAAAGCGGCCCCGCCCCACCGCCCAGCATTCCGCCGGGCATATCACGAAACACGAAAAGAGGTTTACACCATGACCACCCCCAACGATGCCCTGGACTTCTACCCCACGCCGGACAGTCTGGCCTTTGATATGGTCTTTTCCCTGCGGGAAGTAAAATCCGGGTTCACCACCTACCCGAAACCCATCCTTGAACCGTCCGCCGGTGATGGAGCGCTTGCGCGTCAGGTCCACGCTTTGGCGTTCAACGTCCACCACGACTATAAAACCGGCGAGGTTGACCGCTACGACAAGGAAAAGGCACGAAGCGCAGAGCTTGACTGCATCGAGCTTTCCAGCGACTTCCGCGCCGTGCTGAAGAAAGACGGTTTCCGGGTGGTGCACGATAACTTTCTGACCTTCCGTCCCACCACGAAATACGCCGCAATCGTCATGAATCCGCCTTTCTCCGCCGGTGCCGCGCACCTGCTCAAAGCGCTGGATGTCATGCAGGACGGCGGCAAAATCCGCTGTCTGCTCAACGCCGAAACCCTGCGCAACCCCTGCACCAACGAACGGAAAGAGCTGGCCGCAAAGCTGGAAGAGCTGCACGCCACGGTAAAATATATCCCGGATGCGTTCAAGAGTGCCCGCCGCGCCGCCCGCGTGGAGGTGGCGCTTGTGTCGGTGGACATTCCCGACCGGGAGCCGGTGAGCCGGATCCGGCTGGATCTGAAAAACGAAACCGCAGAGCGCTTGAAAGAAAACCCGGAGTTTGCCGCCCTGGTATCTTCCGACCCCATCACGGCAGCCATTGAGCGGTACAACGCCGCCGCAGAGGGTGTGCGCCGGATCTATGAAGAGTACAACGGAATCAAGTCGTTGTTTTCCTCTGCCGGCGCTGGTAAGAAAGAAAACCCTGTGATGGCTTTCACGAAATCTTATAACGACGCTATCCGGGAACTGCGCGGGATGTACTGGAAACAGCTGTTTGAAATGCCGCAGCTGTTCGATGCGATGACCTACGAAATGCAGCAGGATTACCAGAAGCGAATCAAAGAGCTTGAAGGCTATAACTTCAGCGCGTACAACATTCTGACCGTCCGGGAAGAAATTTCACGAAATCTTCTTTCCAGCATCGACCACGAAATTATAAAGCTGTTCGACGACTGGACGAACCTGCATTATAACGACGAGTACAGCAAGAACGTGCATTATTACAACGGCTGGTGCACGAACTCCGCGTACAAGATCAACCGCAAGGTGATTTTCCGCTGCAACGCCTTTGATACATACGATGGGCGTTTCTGCCCCCGGTACAACGCAACAGGCCATGTTGCCCAGATCGAGCGGGTGCTGCACTTCCTGGACACGAACGGCAAGCCCTACAATGGGGACGAACTCCGCGCCGTGCTGGATGCCGCCGAAAAGAGCGGCCAGACCCAGAAGATCCAGCTGCACTATTTCACCGCCACGTTTTACAAGAAAGGCACCTGCCACATCGAGTTTACGAACACGGACGTTTTGAAGTCCTTCAACCTCTACGCCGGACAGCGCAAAGGCTGGCTGCCGCCCACCTACGGCAAAAAGAGCTATCACGATATGGCCGCCGCAGACCGCCGGGTGGTTGACAGCTACGAGGGAGAGGCCAGCTACACCGACACCCTCACCCGGCACCTGATCCCCACGCAGAGCACGTTTTTACAGCTGAACGCTTAACACGAAACCGGATATTTTGGCAGGGCTGCACCGGACAAAGCAACCCCGCCCCATCTTCCCGGCATTTACGTCGGGAACATCACGAAACAGAAAGGAGGTATTTTCATGGTTCGATGTTGGATATACTCCGCTGGGCCGGATCAATGCCAATGCTACAACGCGGATGACGAAAACTTGGCCGATCTGGCAGCACAGGCGCAATTCCTAGAGGACTTCCGTGCCCAGCGTGCAGCAAACCCGGCTTTATACCGGCAGCTGCTCAATATGCTGGTGCCCGCCGCCGATGCCATTCCCATGCGCAACTATACCGGTCTGCCGTTCTGACAGCCAGCCCCGGCAGCCCGCCGGGGTTATTCTTGCATCTCGTCACGAAATCTTGTTCTAATTTATTGCTTTTATTTGCGTTTTGCTCTATCATGACAGTAACGAAACACGAAAAGGAGGTTTCCCGTTATGACTATGATTCCCGCCTTCGGCCCCTGGACAGAGCATCCCGCAGACACTGACGAAGAAAAGCGCCTTGCCAGCGCCCAGCAGAGCAAGACCAGCCCGCTTTCTGTGGACAAGGAACACGAAACCGGGGTTTTCTATGGATCCGGCAAAGAGCCGTACCAAACCAGCCTTGCAAGCTGCACCTGCAACGATTTTGTAAAGCGCAAAAAGCCCTGCAAGCACATTTTCCGGCTGGCTATGGAGCTTGGTATCATTGATGTGGCCTATAAGACGGGCCGCAGCACCGGCGAACGAAACGAGGCGCAGATCAGCTTTGCAGACAGTGTTGCTCTGGTGGAGCAGCTTTCCGACGCGGCACAGAACGCAATCAAAGATATGCTGTATTACACCAGTGAGCGCATCGACGACCGCCAGAAGCCTGTAACCTGTCACGATCTGGATCTCGTGCCGGAGCTGCGCACGTCGCCCCTGCTGCACGAAAATCCGTACCCGCTGGAAGAGGTGTTGAACGACCTGCCAAAGCCGCTTGTGGTGCAGCTGTTGGATGCGGTGCACCGGGAGGGCAAGCCGAAACGAAATGCCGCAAAAGCGGTGATGGCCGAATGGCTGGCGCAGAACGTGCCAATGTTGGCAACGGAACTGCCACCGTGCGCGTCTTTCTCGTTCGTTGAGGTATTCGACAAGGCCCAGAGGGACGTTTACAAGTATCTGCACCGAAAGTATGACACGGAAGCAGACTGGTGCACCGGTGCAGAGCATCCCGCCGGGGCTGTTCCTGCGGCAGACGGGTCTACTTACTACTTCCCAGAGGACAGAGTTACCGATGCCCTCACGAAACGCGGTTTTAATCGCTGCCTGAATGGTTACATCCCGGAGTAAAGAATCTTACTTCACGAAATCTTACTTTTTGACCACGAAATTTGCAATTTATCTGCAAAAATCCGGTCTTAGACACGAAAAGCAGCTTTTTAACCACGAAATTCACTTTTTTGTGATTGAATTGAACTTTTTCGTTATCAAAACTTCAACTCATTCACTAAAACGGCACGAAATGGAGCATATTCATGGACGAAATTGAATTTTTTGCCCCGTGGCGTTTGGTCGCTGCTTTTGCAGACGGCTCCCGCCTGCTGTTCGATGGTCTGACGGAAGAACAGGCCAGAGACGCAATGGAAGCCGCCCAGGAAGAGCACGGCGACATTGGTTACTGGAACCGGGTCACGGATCAGAACTATGAGGACGGCGGGTATTACAAGACCGTCCCGCCACCGCCCTGCATCAACATCGTGGACTACGACGGCTACACCGGTCCGCTTGACGAAAACGGTCTGCCGGTAGGTCTGGCTGAACAGATCGCCCAGGCCAACGCAGAGGAAGGCCGGGATCCCAACGAGGCGCAGATCATCATCAAGCGCAACGCGCCAAAAGAAAGAGAGGATCAGCAATGAACAATACTTCCCCGGAAGCCCAACAGGCCATCGACCAGTTGAGGCGTAGCTTTGTGGACAGCTGCGCACCCGTCATGGAACAATTTCAGTTAGACCAGCAGGTGCTGCGGGCAGAAGCAGCTGTGAAGCAACAATATTGCATGATGCACAGCCTTTCCCCCGATGAAGTCACTGTTTCCAGTGTTGAGGATGAACATGGTATTCGTACTTTCACCGTCACCGAAAGGCCATCCACGCAAATGGTTGGCATAACCATTACCATCCCCACAGAGTAACGAAAAGCCCGCCGGGTCGATGACCTGACGGGCTTATAGTGTTGAAAGGATTCTGTTATGCAGGAAAAACGTCACGGAACTGCCCGTTTTGTCTTGAACAAAGAGGGGCAGCTTGAACATCTTATTCAAATTGGCGGTTACACATTGCACGTTATTGTCCAGCAGCAGCTTTCGTTTGAACAGCTGGACTATGTTGTTCGTCAGTATATCGCCTATAAGCATCACGGGAAGATACCGTTAAAAGGCGTAGAAACCATCGAAGTTCCCTTGTCACACTCTATCGAATGACCGCATGATAGCATCAAAGATCAGCTGTGTCGCTTCCTTGTCCTTGAATCGAATTACATTTCCGCCGGGGACAAACATAGAAACGTAGCCCTCTTTTTCCTTGGTGACTATCGGGCAAAAACTCCACTTGTAGCGCAGTTCATCCGTCAGTTCATCGTCAGTGCGATCATCCAAAGCAATCATGTGTGGCAAACCATCTGGAACTTTCACGGCCTTTCTTCTTGTCCACTTTCTGGCCGCTCTTTCCTTGATGATTTTCTCAATGTAGCTTTTCAATTCAATCCCGATTCCCATTTTTTAAGACCTCCGTAATTCTCAGCACATCTTTTGCGAAACGCAGCGTTTTCGTAAGATCTTCTGCGTTTTTGAAACGGACTACGTTTCCTGCGTTTGAAATCAGTTCAACGTCACCATCCGGTGCCATCCTCACGAACCGGCACAGTTCGCCCTCTTCCCGTGCGACCTGCTGCTCTTTGGTTTTTTCGATAAAGCAGGTTTTGAGCGCGTTCTCTGCGTCACGGTATACGCTCCTGTCACTCCGCACCAGCCTATACATCCTTCCGGGCAGCACCCGAACCTTGTTTTTATGCTTCTTTCCCATAACTTTGTCCTCCTTTGCACGAAACCCGGTAGGCCAACTGCCCGCCGGGTTATTTCTATGCCTTTTTTCGGATTTTCGGGATAGTCGTGTTTGTTTTTCCACGGCCATCGGACACGATTTTGCGGAAGCGCCTGCACATGAAGTTCCGCAGGCAGCCTTGCCTATAAGAGAATGTCACCCTCCGCCCAGGCATCCGCTCGGCGCTGTTCCTCGCGCGTGTTTAACGCACGCGATAATAAAGCGGCGCACTCCGGGAGCCGTTCCAGGTTCCTTCCCAGCTGTGCAAGAGCGACGTTTCGCAGGTACTTCAAGTGCTGCACACTGTATGGAACTTTCTGCTGTACTTCGTGCCATTTTTTGTGGCTGATGTAGAACTCGGTCAAAATCATATTGTGGCCACTGTCCAGCCTGTTCATTTGTCCCTGGATGATACGCTGATCTCCCAGCAAAACCGCCCGCTGCTGTTCCAGCTGACGCAGTTGGTCTCCAATGCCCAGTTCATCCATCCGGCAGGCCATCGCCGCCGTGCTGTCCCCAGGCGTTCCGCCACGGGGCATTCCATCGGTGCCCATGCCCCGCATAGGGTCCACTTCATCGCTCAGTGCGGTACACTGACGGCGGATGATCTCTATCCGCTGCGGGATGTCCGCATAATATTTCAAGATTGCCTCCGCCTCGTGTACTTTCACTGCTCAGTCCTCCCAAAAAATCAAAAATCTTTCTTGAAAAGGGGTTCTCCGAAAACGGGTTCTTCACCCTTGACGCGCTCCACCATGGCACCCACGCCGTAAATGTCCTCAATGACCCGGCGCAGACGATCATAGGCAACTTCTTCTCCGCCATCGTCCACCCAGCCGAGGAACTGCTGGTAATTTTTCTTGATTTCTTCCTTCACGGTCTCAATTTGTTCAGGGGTATATTCCATTTCTTCCAGTGATTCCGCAAAGAAACGAACGATCATCCTTGCAGCGTCCCGGCGTTCAGCCAGAACACGTAGCTTTTTTTCAGAGCCTACCAGACCACCCGCCGGGAGCCAAAATTCTTCCGGCATCAGGTGGGCAGTGCGTGCTTCCAGCCGCTTGAGGGCTTCCGGTGCACCGTACTTGTCGTGATCCATGATATACCTGGATGCAGCATTGTTCATCTTCAAGGTCAGGAGCGTAGATTCTTTCTCTCCCCAGTCCCAGAGATCATGTGCCGCGGCAACTGCGCAGTACGAAACGACCTGCCCGATTGCCTCACGGTTCAGCGTCGTGCGGTGCTTCGACTTGCCGATGTTGATTTGCTGATTCACTGCATTCTGGATGCTCTGCCGGTAGAATGCTGGCATCCTTGCCCTGCTTTTTCCCATGATGAATCCTTTCCCGCCTGTTCGGCCAGGCGCTTCCACTTTCTGATTTCTTCCGCCGTATCTGGCGTGATATGCTCAATAAACCGCCAGTGCTGCGGTTCTGCCACAAGATCGATAAACATACGGCGGCGGTGGATGTAATCACGCTGCTGCCGCCGGGTGAATTTGCTTTTCACTTCCACCACCTCAACCGTGCCATCAGCATAGGTCAGCACAAAATCCGGGGTATAGTGCGCCGCCGGGAGCTTCACATTGCCGTATTCTTTTTCCGGCAGCATAGTAAACCTGCGGTGCAGCTCTACCTTCACGACCTCGCCACTCTGGACTTTGGGCAGAACAGTTCCCATGTAGTAGTCATACTCGCCCCGGCTGTCAAACTCGTGTCCGGTCGATCTGGCGGCATTCACAGCGGCTTCCAACGATGCAGGTGCAGCTTTGCCCCCGCACCTTCTCTGTGCAAGCTGCTTTTCCGCCTGTGCCCGGTAGCGTGGCGGCAGGTCAGAAAGTTCCAATCTCATGCTCATGGCTGGTTTCTCCTGTTCTTCCGCCGGGTCTCCGGTTTCTTTTTCAACTTGAGGATCAGGTGCTTGGTGTTGTTGCCGGTGATGTGCTGCTCACACTCACGCAGGATATAGCCGGGGTACTTTTTCTCCCAATACTCCCGGTCATCCGGCAGAGTAAAAGCCTCGTCAAAGCCCTTGCGGCTCCAACGGGTATCATTCGGGCGCGGGGTCTTGGGCTTTTCCAGCCCTTGGCTTTGCCGCCAGTGACGCACCCGGTCCCGGCACTTCGTCATGTACAGCGTGAGGCGCTCAAAGCTGGAACAGGTCAGGTCAATGGGCTTAATATCAACGTGCCCGATGGGTTTCCCCGCCGGGTCGCGCCACAAAGCCTTGACTTCCTGCCAGCTCAGCGTGCCTTGCAGAATGACATGGTGATGGTGACGGCCAGTAACTTTCCCGCGTTCATCCACGACGCTGTACTCTGCGACCTGAAGCCACTTCGGAGCCGGAATGCCCTTCTTTGTACAGTACCGCTTCACACGCTTCGTAAAGTTCGTCCAGTCACGATCCACGCGGTCAAAATCTCCCGGTGCAGGCTGGTGGGAATCATCGTATGTAAAAGTCGCAGCATAGTCGTCCTCGTTGAAATTGGTGTAGGCCAGCTGGCAGAAATACCGCTTCGACATGGTATCATTGTACTTCTGCTGTGCAATACTTGTAGCCAGCTCCTTTTTGCGGCGAAGGCTTGCATTATGCTCTTTGGCTGTTGTCTCAAAGAGATCGACCTCTGCATATTCGGACGAACCGAGAATGTGCTTCTGTTCCCGAACGTAGAATGCCTTCACCGTCAACACCTCTTTTCCGTTTACTTCTCTTTGCTGAATAAAAGCAGACCGCCCAGCGCCCGGATTGCTTCACGCTTGCCCCCGCCCCCGCTTGATGAACGGATGCTGTCCGGCACGTTTCACTTATCGCGGGGAGAGATTACAGGGTGTTCCCCCTGTACCCCCGCACCGGGAAACGGATGCTTTACAGATTAGCTTACAAGCTAACTTTCAAGTATTCTCAAGCTGCTTTCAAGCTACGCTGTCCGTTAGTTTAAGTTACACATACAAGCCCCTTGCCGCCTCGTCAGGGCGGCAATTTAACGACTGGCTTGCATAATTCTTGCTTAGAGCTTGATTAGCTTACTTCGTAGTCGCCGATGCTGTTTTCTTCCGTTCTGGCTTCCCAACACTCGCAGGTATCCTCCGGGTCAGTGAAATCGGCACAGTTCGGAGAATCGCCGTTAAAGCATACCCATGTATAGCCCTCGTGCCAGCAACAGGTGCAACAGGTTCTTTCAGGTTCCATGTCGGCCACCTTCATAGAAACGGTCCATCGTTTCGCGGTACACTTTGTAGCACTCCGGGCACAAATCTCCGATTCCATGGATGTTTCTCATTTCAAGCGCCCAACCATCCAATGCTTTCTGGTCAAACACACCATCATCGAACCGCTCTGCGAAAACCTGCTTTCTACACCGGTTGCAGATAAACATTGCTCCGTTCTGTCTCATAGCACTGTCTCCAACTTTCTAACTTCAAAATCTTCAAGGTTCGTGTGCCGCTTTTTGGCGGCGCGGCGGGCTGCCATGTCCGCTTCTTCCTCGTTGTCTGCCCCGACCTCAAAATCTCCTAAGTAAACTTCGCCGTAGGATTCATAGGCCACGACTTCCGCTTTGTATTTCATTCCTCATCGGCTCCTTTTTCTCTCAACTCGATTTTCGGCCGCGGCTGGTCGCTGCGGTTCATTGGGTCGTAGTAGCTGACGCAGCCCGGCATTCCTTCCGGGTTATCATGCCAAGCCAGAGCGTGCCGGATGACCAGCCAAACGATTTCCGCTCGGTATGGTACTCTCATTACGTCCGAGATAGGGGCAGGAAGGACAAGCTGGTTGTACAGTCTCTCCATTTCCTCCCGCATGGTGTCCCTTCGGTCAATCGCAACGTCAAAAGCGTTCTCCCGCTGTTCCTTGTTCTGAAACGCATTATTTTCAAGGTCAGAGTAAAACTTCGCCATGCACAGATCATCGGCCACGTCCCAGAATTGGCCCATATGCAGGCGCAAGTACCACTCGCAGGCAGCTTGCACAGCCTCGGCCACCGGACGGCTCATTGTGATGGTCACAGTCTCGACTTCCAACGGGGTGTCATTTTTCTTGTCCATGTTTCCGCCTCAAATTCTGGTAAACGGTGCACCATATCCATCACGCACCACTACGCCCTCTTTTTCGGAAAGGAACATCATTGTTTTGAACGGAAAATTTGCTGTACTGATTCCAGCTTCCTTTGCAGCTACTTCCAGCATTTTACACGGTCTGTAGTCGCACTCAATGGAAATGCCGAGTATATTTTCTTTCGCGGCTTCTCCAATCAACTTTTCCAGAATCTTTTTGAAAATGTTTAGCTGGTCCAGTGTGACATCTTGTCTTGCTGCATCCGCAAGGAAGCATTCTACAACCGAACTAAAGCCCAGATCTCCGTTGCTGTGCGGCTGATTATCAATCAGTTTTCCCGCCCACCAACTAGCTGCCTTTTCAATTGTTTCTTTGGTTAAAGCTATCATGATTTTCGCCTTTCTTTTCCAGAGGTGTAGGCTCCATTCCGTAGTCCGGCACCTTGCCGCCCGACCTGTTGTGCCGCTGGCTGCGCTCGTACTTTTTGACCATTGCGGCCAGCTGAATAGCTTCCACCGCTGCGTGGATTGCCACATCATAAATGAGATTCAGGTGCTCCCGCTTCATGGGTTCGTTTCTCTTGACATCCCGCCACAGCCGGATTGTCAAGTTAAAGTGGAGCGCTCTCACCTCGTCTATCAGTTCATCCAGTTCTTCCCGGATCACCGCATACCCTTCATGCGGACTTGCAAACATCCGAAAGCGACGGTTCGCGGCTGCCAGCTCCTTCTTAGCCAGAGCACGAACATCTTTTGTGATAACGTCCATGGTCAGCCCTCCGTCCGGCTCTTGATTTCAGCCAACAGGTCATCCAGCGGAACCTCGGAAAGAGAAAACCCGGTCTCTCCTTCGTCCTCAACAGAGACCAAGAGTGCAGAGGAAAAGCACAAAACGGGGCGAACACCATAGGTGTTGCGGTAGCTCCAGTTGCCGCTGGAACCATCAGACCCGACGTACCAGACGTAGCTGCTGTTGTTGGTGTTCGGAGAGCAATTCGGCGTGCCGTAGGGTGTTGCCAACCACCACGGCGTATCCACCTTCGGAATCAGCCGCCAATATTTGCCGTAACCGCGCAGAGTCAACAGGCCAATTCGTACTGCAAAGATCCCGTACTCGGTCTGTCCGGTCGTGTCCTGAAGGTCAAGTCTGAACGGGACGAACGTGTCCCCCGGGGTACCACGCTCGACAGCTTCCCTTATCCATTCGCCCAAATACGGCATAATTTCGCTTCTGCGCAGATCATTGGGGCATTCCGGGTCGTCATCGTCACGGAACGGCATTTTCGTCCAAATATCCTTTGCCAGTACAAGGCAGCCGTGCTCGTCTGCATCCAGCTTCACAAACTCCTTGCCCAGCGCTTTGAAGATACCGCCGTTCCTCACATTGCCCAATGTCGTGCTTCTCAAAATCTTGCTCATCGTTATTCCTCCACTAAAACCACGTTGGCCCAGCTGGTTTCGTATGTTTTCCCGTTAATTGTTACTTTCACAATGCGATCATTGTGCACAAACGAACTTACTTTGTCTGCCCGCCCTTTGTCCAGCAAAGTGCCGTCCGGCAGATAAACATATACCGTCCTGCCCGGATTTTCGCTAGTCTCTGCATCTTTGACAGCTTCGCACCCAGTCAGCGTTACGCACAGGGCGGTAGTGCAGGCGGTCAGAGCCAGCAGTTCCAAAGCCTTACGCATCGTCTTTGTCCTCCTGTTCGCTCAAGTCCTCCACATCGGCAACATCCTTGGTCTTTTTCACCATGTCGGCAAGCTCACGCAGTCCAGACTTTGCCAGAGGTTCCAGCTTTACAGGAATCACTGCACCGCGTACCACCATTCCGTCTTTGATAACATAGTAGCGGCCGCCACTCGCCATCTTCCTGGCGCAGTATTTGAAATATCCGCTCTTGCGGATTTCATCCGACACCGGCATGATCTGCTTTGCATCCACAAAGCCGACCGTTCCTGAAACCGGCTCGATCATCGGGATCAGTTCACACCCGCAGTACCGGATGCCGATTCTCCCGGTCACGCAGTCCATTTCTCCATCTACCGTGTCGTCCAAATCCATTCCTTCGATATGGTGGAAATCATCCGGGCAGTCATTATCGAACTCGATGTCTGCCCATTCTTTTTTACTGATTCCCAGAAGGGTTGCCAGTTCGCTTTCATTCTGTGCTTTCGGAAATCCGGCCAGCGGGAAGATTGCCGTTTTGGTTCCAATGTACAGATCATAGGTTCTGCAATCGTCGTAGAACACTTTGTAGAGTTTGCAGTACTCATCGGCTTTAATGAGCTTTGCGATTGCTGCCAGCTTCATTTGTTTCTCCTTTCGATTTCGATAGCCTGAACTTCAAACTTTTCGTACTCCGGGTAATGGTTCTCGGCCTGCTCTTTGGCTTTTTCAACAGCCTGTTCGGCGCTGTCTGCATCCAGCCGGTACGGCAGCCAACCCGGCCACCCACCAGCACCGGTCGCTTTCAGCAAAATGTAGTACCTCTGCATCGGTGCATTCTCCTTTCAGTTTTGGGCAATCCCGGAGTTGAACCGGGCCGGGCCTGTTCCCATGCTCACAAAAAAGACCGCCGCAGCGGGCGGTCTGTGTCAGGAGTTGTGCGACCTTATTTTCAAAATTTTCTTTGCTTCCTCTGCGTGGAGAAGGACGCTGTCTCGGCAGGTCATACCCGGTTCTTGTAGCTCATAGAGTTTGCACTCTTTTGTGCAGCCCTTACTGCCTTTTCGGGTCTGCTCATTACACGTTATAAACCGTGCGGATAGAATCCGTGTCAGCGTTTCATTGTCCATTATGCCACCAGATACAGCCAGAGGAACTTAATCAGAGCGGCCGGCACAAAGAAAATCAGTGCTGCCCACAGTGCCACCGCTGCCAGAACCATCAGAACGCCCAGTGTTTTCACAAATCCATCCATATTTTTATTTTCCTTCTTTGATAATCCAAACTCTATGAGTCCCGTAGCCATTCCAATTCAGAGCATCTTCATGACTGCCGGAAACCGCCACATCCAGGTGCTTCCCATGGATTCCTGCCCCCTTGTCCTGAACGATCCGCACTCCTATGTCCTCGATATAGAGGATGGTTCCAAACGGGAACACATCCGGGTCAGCCGCCACCGTCACGTCAGCTTCTACCGGTGCACCGCTGGCTGTGATCCCGGTTCCTGTGCCGCAGATATGCTCCCGCTTTTCGGTGCAGTAGGCCGTGCAGAGAAAATCGCCAGCATCCTCAACCAGCAATTTTCCATCCAGTCGGTCCCGTGCTTTCAGAGAATCCCGCAAGGTATCGGCGTACTCTGCAATCTCTTTCGACACGCCCTCCCAGTCCTCATACCGGGACTTGTAAATATCCCGCTGGCATTCCAGGTCATCAATCCGGTGATAAAGCACGTTGACCTGTATACCTGCAATCATGACCGCCACCAGAGCGATTTTCCCCACATCAATTTTCATATTCTTTCCTTTCCGGGAAGTGTTTCTTTGTAACGGCAATCGGAAATTCTTCAATTTCCGATGCCCACCGAGCAGTCCCGGTGCCGTATGTAGTTTCCCAGACCAGTGGGAAACCGCCGATTCCGTCAAACAAACTTCCCAACTTTGCGCCATCACCCATGTATAGCTTCATTTTTTGCGCAATCCAGAACCATTGCGGCAGAGCGATGGAATTTCCAAGCGCCTTGTACCGTGGGCTGTCCGCTGGCTTATGCTTTTTCCCTTTGGTGTCCGTCCATTCTCCAATGTCAGTCCATCCGTCTGGGTAGCCTTGCAGACGTTCACACTCTGTCGGCGTCAGCCTGCGAACAATCCACCTTGTTCTTTGCCCAGCAAGCACAGCCTGCTGGTTCCCGCCTGCTGTTTCTCTGGACGGAAGTGAGGGAAACGTGCCATCTTTGCCGTATACCCGCCGTGCCTGGGTGTCCCATGGATTCAGGCAGCCGGAGTATTCGATTGCCACAGCCTGCGCATCGTGCATGGTGTCCAATGTTCCGGATTTTTCCTTGCTGGCGTAGGCATGAGCCTGTCCGTTCCCGATTCCATAACTTGCCGTTGGCTTCCGCTCCACCGCAAGCGCTGTGTAATCCGTGATCCTGCTTTCGTGATCGCCCGTTATTGTCGGCACCACATTGTTGCCCCCATTTCCTCTTGCGTCAAAAACAATCGGCTGATGTCCGTGTTCCGCCGCTCTCAGTGTTCCAGTCACATCGTATGTCACACTCATCATTCGTCCGCCTTGGTCGTTTAGTACCGGTATGGCTTCCGAATAAGCCACCGCCGGGCGGTCAATCGTGTTCAGTGTATAGCTCACTTCTTCTTTCACGCCCAGCCCGTTTGCTCCGGCTGTTTCAGAACGGTCAATAATGTTTCCAGCCAGGCAGTAGCAGACACCGTGTTCATGCTGTGCCTGTATTGTGAATGCCGGATCCCCATCTTTCCCGATTCCAAGACCGGTTCTTTCTCCCATTGAGATACACCTTGTTGCAATCTGTGTATTTATGGGGATTGCTTCCGTCACTCGAACCGGCTGAAACACAGTTTGATCTTGCAAGGTTGAAAGCGTTCCGACCTTTTCCTTCTGCACCAATGCTCCTTTACCGCCCCCGTCACATCCTCCTCTAATTTTCAGGGTATAGGCGTTCTGCCCCCCCTCTTCCACCATTCGATCATTTCCAGCAGGGCAGTTTGTAATAGGTCCGGTAGCTTCTTTCCACGTCTGGATGCACGGGTCAGGATGCCTTGACATGCTCGTGCGCTCAAAAAGTATTTCTCCGGCGCGTTGACCTCCAAAGTCTGCGACAAGAGCGATACGCTTTCGGCGCTGGGCCACTCCGAAATATTGACTGTCCAGCTGTCTCCACGCCAAAGACCATCCGTTTCCGGCGATTGCTCCGGCTTTGCTCCATCTGCCCCCCCTCGGAGGTCCAGGAATAACAGCGTTTGGTTGCTCCACGCGGGCAAGTTCTTCCAGGACTGCTCGGAAGTCCTCTCCGTTGTTACTGGAGAAGGCTCCGGGTACGTTCTCCCAAATAGCGAAAGTTGGATACACTCCATCGGTTGCTTTCCTCATTTCTTTTATGATCCGAACGGCTTCCATGAAAAGGCCAGACCGTTCTCCTGCAAGACCTGCTCTGCGTCCAGCAATGGACAAATCTTGGCAGGGGCTTCCAAAGGTTATGCAATCCACCGGTTCTATTTCATCGCCGTGGATTTTTGTTATGTCACCCAGGTGAATCATATTGACCTCATTTCTTTTCTTGTGCGGACGACCAGCATCGAACTGGCTCACCTGCTCATGGGGGATAGTCAGAAGCAGGATCATTCTCTATGCGTCCGCATATCAGACCCGCCCGGCAAGAGAGCGCCGGACGGGGCGACCACGGCAATGGTCTACCGCTTTTATTCCTGGGCGGATTGAACAGGGCATTTCTACGCTCATGCTGCGGCGCACCCGTTCCCGTCGATTCCATGCGGGTGCGGCTTTTGCGGAAATGGCAGCCCGGTTTTGCACCGGGCTTTAACGGAAAGGAGGACGCTGCTGTACAGCACCATTCCGCTATGCCGGTCGGCTGATTTCCTGACCGTACCGGCTTCCATGGAAAACTCAACTCGGCGCATACAGGGTCCGGCCCTGCTTGCAGCGCTCAATGCCTAGAAAAAGCGCCATGCGCCATATAAAAGCAGCCCCGCTTCTGCGCTGCAGGGCTGCTTATT